TAAGTATTTTAATAGGACCAAATATTCCCAAGGTATTCTTCCTATTGATACATACAAGAAGGACGTAGACGAAATTTCCTCCACTCCATATCAACATGATTGGGAAACTTTACGTGCCAACATTCAGGCACATGGTTTACGACATTCAACACTGTCAGCACAGATGCCATCGGAGAGCAGTTCCGTTGTGTCAAATGCCACAAATGGGATTGAGCCACCAAGAGGTTATCTGTCCGTTAAAAAATCAAAGAAAGGACCTCTTAAGCAGATTGTCCCTGGGTATCAAACCCTTAAAAACAATTATACGCTTCTGTGGGATATGCCTAGCAATACTGGGTATATTAATATTGTTGCAGTTATGCAGAAGTTCTTTGATCAGGCAATTTCTGGAAACTGGTCCTATAATCCAGAACACTTTGAAAATTCTGAAGTACCTGTTAGCATAATGGCACAAGATCTTTTGACCACCTACAAGTATGGGTGGAAGACTTCTTATTACCAGAATACATACGATAATAAGACAGATGAAGTAAAGGAGGAACCAAATATTAATCTGCAAGAACTTGTCCAAGAACTACTACAAGGAGAGGAAGACTGTGAATCCTGTAAAATTTAGAACAACTTCAGAAGAAAATAAAATTATGAATGGAATGACGGTATTTAATACTAATAGTGTTGACTCCAAAAAACAACCTATGTTTTTTGGACAACCTCTTGGTATTCAAAGATATGATACTTATAAGTATCCTGTGTTTGATAAATTAACTACACAACAACTTGGATATTTCTGGAGACCTGAAGAAGTTTCACTTCAAAAGGATCGTTCTGATTATCACACGCTTCGTCCAGAACAAAAGCATATTTTTACCTCTAATCTCAAATACCAAATTCTTCTTGATTCTGTTCAAGGACGTGGACCAAGTATGGCATTTGCCCCATACTGTTCACTACCTGAATTGGAATCTTGTATGAAGGTCTGGGAATTTATGGAGATGATTCACTCTAGATCCTATACATATATTATCAAGAACGTTTATTCTAATCCTTCTGAAGTATTTGATTCCATTTTAGAAAATCAAAATATTCTAGAACGTGCAGAATCAGTTACTGGGGCTTACAATGAATTTATTAATTCTGCTCAGCAGTATGGAACATCTAATGATTGGATCTTTGCTCAAGAAGGTGCTGGATATGCAAAAGAGGGTAGAATTGAACTAAAGAGGAAACTTTACAGAGCAATTGCAAATGTCAACATTCTCGAAGGTATCAGGTTTTATGTCTCGTTCGCTTGCAGCTTTGCATTTGGTGAACTCAAACTTATGGAAGGATCCGCTAAAATTATCTCTCTCATCGCAAGAGACGAAAATCAGCACCTTGTCATTACTCAGAACATCCTCAATAAGTGGCGCGAAGGAGATGATCCAGAAATGCAACAAATTGCTAAGGAAGAAGAAGAGTGGGTGAGGTCTGCTTTTGAAAATTGTGTCAATGAAGAGAAGCACTGGGCAGAGTATCTGTTCAAGGATGGTTCTATGATTGGTCTGAATGACAAACTGTTACATCAGTATGTTGAGTGGGTTGCAAATCGTAGAATGAAAGCAATTGGAATCAAACCACTTTATGATATTGCTGCAAAGAATAATCCACTTCCTTGGACTGAACACTGGATTTCATCCAAAGGTCTTCAGGTAGCACCACAAGAAACAGAAGTAGAATCTTATGTGGTTGGTGGTATCAAGCAAGATGTGAAGAAAGATACCTTTGCAGGATTTAAACTGTAACAGATTATACAAAATAAATCTATAATATAATATACGTTCATTTGCTATTTGCAAATAGCAAACGGAAGTAGGGGAACCGAAGGAACGCACTTTTACAAAATAGTAAAGGAGCAACCTTATGACAACTGCAACATATCGTGGTGTTAAGTACAATGTTGAAGAGCGTAAATTAAATGCTCTTCAATTAATTAAAGAACAAATTGAAAAAGAGCAAAGACTCAAAGAAGCACAACTTGCTCAATTGAAGTGATATGGAGGGTCTTATGACCCTCTTTTTTTATAAATACTTAAAAAAGTTATAACCATGTTGTCACCTAAAGAATTCCAAGAACTTTATATCTCAATGTATGAAGCAAGAGATGATGATGCGAGGGAGATGAGACGTCTTGCTGCTGCTGAAAGACGTGCAGGTAACTCTGATAGAATGGATTCAAAAGTTGCTGCCAAGTATGCAAGTTCAGAAGCAAGATCAGCAGAAAGAGCAGATAAGAAATCAAAAGGTAAGCACATTCATGGGACTGTTGATGAAGCAGTTTATGGTGGTGAACCAAAGAAGCAAGAAGAACCAAAAGATACCAGAATGACAGTGACTGCTGCTGATAAGAAAGCAAATACAAAAGCATGGCAGAACTATCAATCAGGACATAAAGGATATAAAGCTGCTCCACATCTTGGTGAAGCAAAGGTAGATAAAGCACTTCCAGAGCATGAGAGATCTGCTGCTAGACTTAAAAGATATGCTAATCCAAGTGGTGCTTTAGCATTAGGTGGTGGTCAACAGAGAGCACGTAGAGCAGAGCATGAAGAAAGAAGAGGAGTAAAGAAAGAAGAACTTGAGATGCAATTAAGAGCACACTTAAGAGAGCGTGCCCTTGATGCTGCAGAGAAAAGAGAAAAGGAAAGTGTCTTTAAAGCAATCAAGCCTTCAAAGCTTGCAAAGACATATCCAGAGAAGTCCCCTGAAGAACTCAAGAGTTTGAGATATGCTATCTCCACTTCTCAAGCCAAGAAGAACATGGACACCTCAAGATCAGACAAGAGGTATGGTGTTGAGAGATGAATGAGGAATTAACTCCTCCAGAGGGTCCTAGAAGAGGCAGGAGACCCTCTGAAATCATGAAGAGGGATAAGCTTAATGCCCTGATCTCCAAGGTCAGGGAGAAAAAAGCACAGGTTGACAAACAATCCAAAGACCAGTAGAATCACTCTGTTAGGGGTGAAAGATAAATAATATCTCATAAGATGTTTAAGTATGATCTATGATAATCCTTGGAGATATCAAGGAGAGATCTTTGAATCAGAAGATATTCAAGATCACTTTGGGTTTGTTTATTTAATAGAGTGTTCCCAGACCAACAGGAAATATTTGGGTAGAAAATACTTCTGGTCATTTAGAACACCTAAAGGAAAGAAGAGAAAAGTCAAACAGGAAAGTGACTGGAAGAACTATTATGGTTCATGTCCAGAACTGAAAGATGATATTAAAAAGTATGGTAAGGATAAGTTTCAAAGAACGATCCTATCACTTCATAAAACTGTTGGTAAAACCAACTACGAAGAGACTCGACAACTATTCTTAAATAATGTCTTAACTGAATCACTTGACGATGGGACTCCCTTGTATTACAATAGCAATATCTTATCAAGATATTTCAGAAAAGATTATTATGAACAATGCTCAATTGAAACAGATGTGTCAGGTTCAAGTTGATAATATCATTGATAGGATGCATGATCTGTGCGAACAAGGAAGATCTTCTGATGCTTCTGCGTTGTATGAAGAGATTCAAGATTGGGTAGTCAACAATACTGAAATTGAGGTTATGTCCCTCAATTATATTAATGGTATTCTTGATGAAACTAAATAGTCGCTCATTATGATTTTTATTATTAGTCCTTGATAATGATTTAGAGCCCAGGAAAGTGCCCTTCGAGAGGAGTGGTGTACCCCCTTTCTATTGGGATGTAGAGTTCAATCAATTTAAATGCAAAACTTCTTTACAGTAGCCCTGCCCTTTTTGGCAACGGTTACAACCAACGTGGCAACACTGCCTTTGTTTCCACCTCCACCTTTGACAGCACCTCCAGTGCCTTTTTCTATTATTAAGGAGTTTGAAACACCGACAGCGACCAAAGAGGTTGCTCCTGAAAAGCCAAAAGAGAAAAGGCTAATTTGTAAAGGGTGTAATGAAAATGAAAATGTAGCCCTGGCATATTTCCAGGACATTGGAGTTAAAGACAGAAACGCCCTTGCTACCATCATGGGTAACATTCGTCAGGAATCAACATTTATTCCTAACATGTGTGAAGGTGGTAGTAAAACTAGTTACCATAATTGCTGGCGTGGTTATGGGTTAATTCAGTGGACATCTTCTAACAGATACTATGGATTGGGTGACTTTGCTAGAAAATATGGTGGAAGTCCTTCTAGTATGAATACTCAATTAAAGTATTTGATTAATGAGGTCCAGTGGAAACGAATAGAAGAAAAAATGAAAACCCCTGGTAAAAGTATTGACAGATATATGAATTACGCCTATACTTGGATAGGTTGGGGTTACCATGGTGCCAGAACCAGTTATGCTTATGACTATGCCAATCGTATGATTGAAGTTGAAGTATAATTAAATATGGGGGAGTAATCCCCCTTCATGCGGGTATAGTTTAGGGGTAAAATGCCATCCTTCCAAGTTGGAGTCACCAGTTCGAATCTGGTTACCCGCTCTCTAAATATGTAAAAATGAAAAAGAAAAAATTTAACGAACTTATACAAAAACCATTAAGGTTTCATCATCAAGATATACATGAAGAACTTGACGAAATTAAAAGGATGATTAAAGATGTTAAAGATCAGATGCAAGAATTGCAACAAAGAATTACAAGCACACCCATCGCAGACTAAGTGTTGTGGGTGTGATAATTTGACTAGTATTCGTGGAGAAAACATTAGTGCCCTTGATTTAGGACTTGTAGAAATTGTCTCTCCAGTGTATAATAGAAAAAGCACAGATAAAGTG